GCCTGTTTTACGGTTTGTTTTGTTTGCCGGGGCCAGTAAATGCCGAGCAAAGCGCAGAAACGGAAGCGAGCAGACGCTAAGCGGCATGGCACGGAAGCCGCGAAGATGCGGGATGGAGGGAATGCGCTTTTCGTGCGTCCAGAAGAGACCCGTTCAGACATGCAGCTGGTGAACGTCGCAATCAAGAATCGGTTTCCAATAACGCAGACCATTGCAAAAAAACTGGTTCGACGACTGGTCGAGGTCACAGAGAAAAAGACAGTAAAAATTACTGTGGGTGAAGGGATCTTTGACTGCGAGTCTACAGCCGACAAGAACGCCAACGCGGCGGCAAAGACGCTTTTGGCAATGGCTGCCATGAATCAAAAAGACGAGATCGAAGAAGCTCGCAGGAATGGGCCGCAGAAGCAGCAGCCACAAACGACAATCAACGTCGGAGTAAAGGTTGACAATCACACTGACACCGGAAGAACTCTCGCAAGTCAGGTCCTTCAGCGAATCCGAAATGGAGTCGTTTCTGAGGGAGTTTCCGGAGGACCTACAAACTGAGATTGTGTCGATTCTTGAGCAGTCAGCTGGTGTCCAGTACATCGACGGTGCCGACTACGCCTCTGCCAGATCTGCAAAGAATGCAGAGGCAATCAATGCCAAAACCGCAGCCAGCCAGGAAATCGGACCACTTCCAGACATTCAGGATCCACAGCGAAGGGAACGGGCCTCAGCCGACAACCTGCTTTTCGCCGAAACGTACTTTCCGAAAACCTTCTATCTGCCGTGGGCTCCGTACCAGAAAGAAATGATGGATCGGTTTCAGGAGTCAATTCTGGGGGGCGGCAAGGAATGCCATGCCGTCAGGCGCGGCGGGCTAAAGTCAACCTGTGCTCGTGTCTCAGCCCTTTGGGCGGCCCTCAATGGCCACTCGCGGTTCCCCGTCCTTGTGGGAGCCACAGACAAAAAAGCAAAGGAGCACAGAAAGAACCTCTTTGACATGATGGCCAGCTCCACAACCCTGCTTGATGATTATCCGGAACTCACGCCGATGCTGCTCAAGCTGCGACAGCCGAAGCGACAGTTCCGACTTGACGGCCGGATGCTGACCCTTCATCCAAAAGACGACATGGGCCGAATCGTGTTCGCCGACATCCCGGGCGTCCCGTCCTGCCAGACCCACATCGCCCCATTCTCGATTGACGCGACGGACATCAGCGGTCTTGCCTATGTCGACCGGGACGGCGTCACGATTCGCCCGGACGCAATCATCTATGATGACGTGCAAACTCCGCAGTCCGCAAAGTCACCAATCCAGACAGACCAGCGAGAGGAGCGAATTACAAAAACCATCGCTGGACTGAAGGGCGTCGGGCAAAAGATGGCGGAAATCATGGTGTGTACCGTGCGAAACCATGACTGCCTGACGATGCGATTTGTCAGCCGAAAACGCCACCCGGACTGGAACGGGAAGCTACACAAGTCTGTTCTTCGCATGCCAGACAAAATGGACATGTGGGAAATCTACAAAGCGAAACTGAGCCAGGGTGCGACACCAGCAGAGGGGAAAGCACTCGCCCTGCAATACTACGAGCACAACCGCGCGGCAATGGACGCGGGCGGGGAGGTTGCCTGGGAGTACGACAAAGACGAAGGAGACATTTCAGCCCTGCAGTCCCTTATGACGATCTGGGCAACGGATGCTGAATTCTTCCGATGTGAGATTCAGCAGGAAGGCGCGGTCCCGGTCAACACGTCTGGGCTCAGACTTGATTCGCAGACCCTGCTTTCTCGTCTGTCTCTGATCGAACGCGGCAAGATTCCCGACAACTCCAGCTACACAACCGCCTACATTGACAGTTCGGATCAGGTCCTTTGGTGGATGGTCACCGCATTCAGTCCTGACCTGACTGGATGGGTTGTCGATTATGGCACGTGGCCGGATCAGGGGCGGCCGGTGTTCTACAAATCCGATCTTGCCCGGCGAATCTCGCAGATGCTGCCCGGCTCGTCATGGGAAGAAGCTTTCGTTCATGCTCACAATCAACTGGAATTGGAACTCCTGACACGCTTCCCGGATCTCGACTTGATTCTGAAAGACTGGTCAGACGGTGGGCAGATGCCACTGATTCGCGGGCAGATCCAGGCATCGGCGAACAAGAATCGAATGCGTCCGGCAAAAGGTTTCGCGCCAAAGCCAGGTCGAAAGCCTATTCATCTCTGGGGGGATGCTCGGGACAAAGCTGGCACCGGCTGGATCGAGCGACGCGGCGACGCCCTGCCGCATGTGCAGTTTGATGCGAATATCATCAAGAGCAATGCGGCACGCCGGCTGCTGACTGTGGTTGGGGCCCCGAGTGCAATAACGCTGCCTGGCTTTGACGAGACTGCTCACAAGTTGTTGGCTGAGCATTTCACGTCCGAGCAGCCGAAAGAACTGATTTACGATGGCTCGCCTGGCGTTCGATGGGAGCTGATGCCAGGGCGAGACAATGACCTTTGGGACTGCTTTGTCGGGACAATCACCGCTGCCTCTGTTTTGGGATGCCGATTGAATGGGGACACTCCAGCTAAAAAACAACTCCGCACCTTCGCGATACCCGGAGGCGCACGTGGGTGAGTTTCAGTTGCCGGGACAGCAGAAGGGGCTCAAGTGCGGCGAATGCTCTGCAGTCCTTCCTGACGTGTTCCGGACGATTAAAAGCCCTGGTTTCTTGACTCGTGAACGAATTTGCCCAAAGTGTGGATGTATCAACACAACCGGCGAGCGAGTGTTGAATGTCAGATCCCGCAAATCAAAATTTACGGACCCATGCGAATGAAAAGAATTCTTTGCCTCCTGCTGCTTTGTTTCCTCGGATGCTCGAAGGAAAAGACTGGTGCCGAAAAGGCTGATGAACTGTTTCCCGGTGGTCGCCCAATGATCACCCAAATTCAAAAACAGATTGACTGGAAAAAGAAGCACGCCATTACTCCAGAGCAAGCCAGCGACATGTGTCATAAATGGCTGGAAAAGAACCCCGGAAAGTCAGTTGAGCAGTTCTGGAAGCATGCCGTCACAGTTGAGCCGAAGGAGTTAATGTAGCACGCGCTACATGTAGCGACTGTCTTATCGACATCGCCTACCATCTGATCGACACTGGCCATCGTCAAACCATAACTAGGTTTCACGAGGCTCCTCAGTGTCAGAGATTTCCGACCAACTCGCTGCCGAAGCGTTGAAGGCTGCGTCTGTCAGTAATGACGGCGTAACAGTCTCACGTCGTTCGCTCACGGAGTTGATGGAATACGAGAAGCACCTGGCCGCAAAGACTGCCGCCGCTTCGCCTGCTGCAATGTTTCGCGGGATGACGTGTAAAGTCGTTCCACCGGGAGGCCGCTAGTATGTGGCCATTCTCCCGCAAAAAAGTCAACAAGACTGTTTCAGCCACTTTCGATGTGGCTCAGACACACAGCGACAACCGAAAACACTGGGCGTCCGCTGACGGGCTTTCCGCTCGTGCCGCAATGTCTCCGGCTGTTCGTCGCGTGATTCGCATTCGATCACGATACGAAGCAGAAAACAATTCATGGTATGCGGGCATTCTACGCACTGCCGTTAATCATATCGTGGGCGGTGCTGGCCCTCGGCTGCAAGTCCTGCTGCCAGATCCTGCCGTATCACGCAGACTTGAGCAGGCGTGGATGGAATGGACTCGCACCGTTGATTTTGCAGACACACTGCGGATGTCGGTTGAGGCGTACTGGCGCGACGGTGAGGTGTTCCTGATGCGGGCCGAGTCTCGCACGCGATACCCTGTTTCGCTCGATGTGCGTTTACTCGAAGCCGATCAAATTAGCACGCCGTGGGATGCGTCCAGTTATAGCGATCAGTTTCAAGATGACGGCATTCGGTTCAACCGCAACACGGACGAACTGGAAGTCTACGTCTACGACAATCACCCCGGCTCGACGAATTACTCCCTCAACTCGATGTCAGGCCAGTGGTATCGGGCAAAGGCTGATGTTGCTCATCTGTTTCGCGCTGAACGTCCCGGTCAGGTTCGAGGGCTGCCTCGTGCAACGCCATCGCTCCAGACTCTGCCAATCATGCGACGGCAGGAACTGGCGACGCTTTACAGCGCCGAGACTGCTGCCAACTTCGCGATGTATCTCAAGAGCAACTCGCCTGCCTTGGATCCGTCAGCAAGCCCTGCCGACTTTGCGGAAATTGAACTCACTCGCAACATGCTGACAACTCTGCCTGCTGGCTGGGAAATCGGACAGGTTGAGCCAAAGCAGCCAGGACCGCTGTATGAAATGTTTCAGCGACAGGCTCTCATGAGTTTCTGCCGTTGTACGAACATGCCGTACACGCTCGCAGCAGGAACGGGTAAAGACGCAAACTTTTCCAGCTTCAAAGGCGACATGAAAAATGTGTGGGAGCCTGAAGTTCGCGTTGAGCAAAACAGAATCGAAAACACCGTGCTGGAACCTGTCTTACGATGGTTTTTCAACTCGGCGGTCTTCGCGCCTGGGCTACTCGCTGGAAGCCCGCCGATCGATCAAATTTCACATCGATGGCACTGGCCACCATTGCCAGAACTTGACGCAATGGAGGCTGCTCAAGCCGCCAAAGAACGACTAAGCATTGGGCTGACGACTCCGTCTGATGAACACGCCAAGCGCGGAACAGATTACGAAGTCGAGGCCGCTCGAATGGCTCTTGATTACGGCGTCAGCGTCGAGGAAGTCAAAAAGGCACTATTCACCGCAATCTTCCCTGCTCCACCGGCGGCAGGCGGATTCAGTGGCCAGCCTGCTCAAGCTGCACTGCCGCAAGGTGAATACACCGAACTGGGGCAACGTGCGTTCAATAACAATCAGAAACGCATTCAGCAGGCCATGCAGAAACTGATTGATGGTACGCAGTCTGAGGCGATGACCCGAATAACGCTCCAGTCGATTGGGCTTGGAGAAGATCGCGTTTCCGCACTGATTGCAGACGCACAGCAAAGCATTCAGCCGGCGAGCGAGGTGGCAGCATGATCCGATTCACAGCCGGACTCCAGATCAAAGCATCTGAGGGCGGAAAGCCTCGCCGGTTCGCCATCCTCGCTTACTCGGGCGGACTACTTCCGGTAGACGGATTCGACAAGCCAGTGATTGTGGATCTTTCCGGGCTCGAAGTCCCTGGGGCAATCCCAATCCTAATCGACCACGAAAAGAGCGTCGAAGCAACGCTTGGCATCACGGACCAGATCAACAACGACGGCACAAAGATCACTCTTGGCGGCCAGGTCACAGGCCAAAGCCAAAAGGCTCAAACCGTTCTGGCAGCCGATGCCAGCGGCCACAGATGGCAGGCGTCTATCGGTGCCAGAGTGCTCGAACAAGAGGAAATCCCTGCCGGTCAAACGGTGGAGGTGAACGGGCAGGTGTTCGCCGGCCCGGTGATTGTCGCACGCCGCTCGGTGCTGCGAGAAACGTCAGTCCTGCCAATGGGGGCGGATGCGACGACACAAGTAAACCTGGCAGCGAAAGCGGCCACACTGAAAGGCTCAGCAATGACTTTTGAAGAATGGCTCGCTTCGCTGAAGATTGATGCCACAACACTGACTCCGGAAGATATGGCAGCCATGCAGCTTGCTTATGAAAGCAAGTCTGCAGCCCCGCCAGCAATGGCAGCATCGCCAGCGGTAGCCGCTCCAGTTGTGGCACCAACTGCCGCAGCCGGTGCTGTGGTTGACTTGCAGGCATCGCTTGCAACGTTCCGTAAACAGGCGGCTGACGAAACTCGCCGAATTCAAGAAATTCAGGCTAAGGCTGCTGGCTATCCGATGATTGCTGCCAAGGCGATTGAAGACGGCTGGAACACAGACAAGGTGGAACTGGAAGTGCTGAAAGCCTCTGCTGCCCGCACTCGCCCGACATCATTCCAGTCTGCTCAGAACAGCCCGGAAAACATGCCGCAGGTGATTGAGGCTGCCGTGTGCATGCAGCGCAAAATCAGCAACGTCGAAAAGCAATTCGACGACCGCACGTTGCAGGCTGCTCATTCTCAGTTCCGCCGTGGCATCGGCCTGAAGCAGATGGTACTGATGGCTGCAGCCGCAAACGGTGCAAACGTCGGTATTGCCACTCAGGTGACTGACGGCAACCTGCGCGAACTGCTGGCCTATGCCTGCCCGGACTCACGAAACATTCAGGCGAGTGCATTCACGGCAATTTCCCTGCCCGGCATTCTGTCGAATGTCGCGAACAAGGAAATCCTGCAGGGGTACATGGAGGAAGACGCGGTCTGGCGTGAGATTGCTCAGATCAAATCTGTGAGCGACTTTAAGACCGTCACAAGCTATCGGATGCTTGACGACGCGACTTATGAAAAGCTCGGACCTGGCGGACGAATGAAGCACGCCAAGTTCGGCGAAGAGTCGTTCACACGTGCAGTCGACACCTATGCCAAGATGGCGATCATTACTCGTCAGGACATCATTAATGATGACCTGAGTGCGTTTGATGATATGCGATCACGCATCGGACGTGGCGGAGCAATGGCCCTGAACGACCTGTTCTGGTCAACGTTCCTCGGCAATCTCGCAACCATCTTTACTACCACAAGGACCAACTACATCAGCGGTTCGACTACGAACCTCGGAACCGATGGTGTCGGTTTGGGATTGGGGCAGAAGGCGTGGCGTCAGCGGGTCAGCCCATCTGGCGACGGATCCAAGCGAGTCGGCGGAACTGCAAAGTTCCTGCTGGTTCCGCCAGAACTGGAAACGGTTGCAGATGCTCTGTACGTGGGCCGCAACAACAGCAGCGTGAAGGTCAGCGACGTGAACACGTTTGCGGGCAAGTATCAGCCAATCTGTGCTCCACAGCTGTCTGATTCCACCATCACGGGTTACAGCACAACCGCGTGGTACCTGCTCGGTGACAAGTCGATGGGCAGCCCGGTTGTTGTGTCGTTCCTGAATGGCCAGGAAACCCCAACTGTGGAATCTGCAGACGCAGACTTCAGCCAGCTTGGCATTCAGTTCAGAGGCTATCACGACTTTGGTTGCAACGTCGGCGACGGATACCTCAACGCTCTGATGAGCAAGGGCGCAGCGTAGTCACTCAGTGACGATGACGATATGAGCCCGCCGGGCGTTTCCGGCGGGCCACTTTGAAGCAAGATTCAAGAAAGGTTTCACTGAGATGCCTCAGACACCAGCATTAACGTATTCAGAGCACGAGGTAATCGATTACACGCCATCGGGTGCGACTCTGGGCGGCACAGTTGTTGTGCTGAACGGAATTGTTGGCGTGGCGGTCACCGACATTGCAGCCAGCGCAAAAGGCTCGCTCGCAACCCGTGGTATTTACAAACTGCCAAAGACGACAGCAGCAGTCGTTCGCGGATTACCAATTCACTGGGACCCGGCTGGCTCTCCAGACTCAGGAGACGCCTCGTCCGGTGCCGCGAATCAACTCGGGGTGGGAACTTACGCCGGCATGTGCGTTGAAGCCACGGCGAGCGGTGACGATTACGCAATCGTCGACCTAAACGCACCAACAAACCTGCTGGCAGTCACAGCAGTCACTGCAGCCGGATCAGTGATCGGTGACGCTGCTCAGCTTTCGCAGGGCATCAATGTCGTCACAGGTGCTGACGGCACGAAGGGTGTCATTCTTCCTGTGGCAGTCCCTGGAATGCAGGTTATCGTCAAGGGCGTCACAGCAGGAGTGCTCAAAGTGTGGCCAAAGACTGGCGCGGCAATCAATGCTGGTTCAGCAAGTGCCGCCTACAGTCTCACGACTGGAGCCATGCCGATCACGCTCATCGCGACATCAGCAACCCAGTGGTACACGCTTCCTCTGGTGGCAAGCTAATCCATGAGTGACTTCGACGATGCGATTGGCGGAATGATGGCTGACCTTCTCAGCGAAGCTGGGGTTGAGGTCACCTACGTCCGCCAATTGGATCGTTCGAGAACTCTGATTCAGATGGTGAAATCCTCACCTCCGGCTGAGTTTGTCACTGCCGACGAGCAGACCCGAAACAATGTGCAGATCGTCGACTGGAAGTGTCTGACTTCAGCACTT